AGTAGGAGTTTTGCTTGTTTCAGTTATTTTTATGTTTTGTCTTATAAGGACTGTACGTTTAAATGAAATTAACAGTAAAAGTTTTTTATTAAGTATTCCTGTACCTTCGCAAGATAGTTGTTCAGGAATAACATTGAAAGTTGCAGCGGCTTTAGCTTTTGCCAAAATGTGTCATAGTATATGGCATATTACTAGGCATACAATATTTTCGTCTCAGGATGCTAATGCATATGATACATTTAGTATGACTGAGAGATATAATGCACATAAAAGTGTGCCGCAGCAAGAAGTTGCTCGAACAATTAGTTCCAGTGATTTTGAACGCCGCATTATGAAGAATGTTGGCGAAGTAAAATTTATTGGAACTAAATCGGGCGATATTAGTATTGCAAAAACATTTTGTGTTGCAAGCAATTTATGGGCTGTTACAGCACATTTGATTCCTTTAGATGATACATTTATTGTAGAAATAAATTATCCTAAAGAGAACAAAAGTGGGAATTTATCAGCTCGTGAAACATTATCACACAATAATGTATATCGTTATACTGGTAAGGATCTAGCTATTATACATGTAGCTAGTGCATCACCTAGAAAAGAATTATTACAGTATTTACCTGTTAAAGGTAAATATCCATTAACAACAAATGGAAAATTTCTTTCAAGTGATAAGCATTTATCAGTTAATATTAAACAACCACAAATGATTTCTACATCGAAAATAGGTTCGCAAGAAGCTATTGTATATCACATTAATGGTGGTATAACAGCCGATGGAGATTGTGGATCACCTATTATATCGAAAACTTACAATCAAATTGTAGGTATTCATATGGCAGGAGTTCCTAATCAATCAATAGCAGCAATGCAGCAGTTGTTTTTGGAGGATGTCGAACAAGCCAAAGAGTTTTTTGAATCTCAAGGTTTTGTTCCTCATTCACGTGGTGAATTAAATCACCGCGATAATACTATTTTAATTACAGGAGATACTATTATTGAACAAGAAGAGTTATCACAAGATGATTTTAATTTTGATATAGTAGGAATTAATAATGATTTATGTAATAAAGCTAGAAAGCATTATAAGAAACATAAATTTTACGATTCTGTAGTAGAAC